ATCAGGTTTGCTAACTCGATTACATCATCGACCTTGGATTTGCCTTTGAGATATGGACTGTGAAGCCTCGGCTCAGTTGCCCCTCGTAGCGGTTGGGATCTCTTGGCTGACATCGGGTTAATCTTGGACTGGTTTGGCTGTAAATGGACTGTCTTGGTGAACTTTGGACTGCATCGGAGAGAGGAAGGAAGAAAAGACAGGGGGGGTAGCCTTCCTACCTAAAAAAACGCCTTGATTACGGCTTCCTTTTGCGCTATTGCACTTGGCACAACAAGCTACTGCGTTCTCAAAGTTAACTACTAGGTCAGGCGCTTTGCTCACCGGTATTATGTGATCAACCGTTGTCGCTGGCTGCTGGCAATAGAAGCAAGACCATTGATCCCGAGCCAATACCTCAAGCCTAAACTTCTTATAATCTCTACTTAATCTAGGATCACCACGCTTTGCCATTACTGCCAACCTTTAGTCTTTAGATGATGTAGTGCCTTGCAATAGTCAGGCTCATCATACTTGGTAATGCCATAGCGATTAGCTACATAATGCCAATACATATAGAACTGATAGTCATAAGGCTTACCCTTAACGTGCTTATTACGCATCTGATAATAGCCATAATGAGATCCATTAACTGCATCGATCTTCCAACTGGATTCTCTATAGACTATTTGATTATGACAACTTAACTGCTTAAAGGTTAACTGCTTATCAGCTAATGATTTGAGTGATTTATTAGCATCTATTGTAGCCATTGCTGTCTGCGGGTTCACCAGACATAGAGCTCCCACTAACCACACAGCAACCCCAAGCGCTGCGCCTTTCAGGCGCTTGGTGAGCCCCTTGAAGGGCTCTTGCCTGTATGGTACAGGCTGTGTCAAGCATGTGTATAAAGTGGGCGCGTCGTGAGCACGAAGTAAAGGATTGCGCATTAGTTATCCACAACTGTTGATAAGTTATTTATCTGTAGAGTAGAAGCCAGTACCTTTAAACGATATACCGAAAGAGCTGTAAATCTTGCGCATCGGTTCATGACAGAACCCGCATTCAACATCGTGTGGTTCATTTATCTTTAACTCCTTCTCGTAGCGCAGGTTAGCCTCGCATCGATCGTTAGTGCATTCAAACTCATATATCGGCATTATTGAGCCTCACACCAATTACAGGGATCATTTATTGTCCATTCTCCGCATTGTCCGCACCGGCGGATATCTGACTCTTTAACTATATCCGTGCGCTTCTCGTATCCAGCAGCTCGTAGTAACTCCACCAGATCGCCAAGGCGTAGCATTGCTACATACTGCTCTGCATTTTCCCCTTGTCCGTTGCATCGGAAAGTCGCAAACCCCAAGAGGCCACTTTCCTTAGTACGGTTTTCGATCTGGCGGAGTGTTCCTACTACATCGAGTCCTGTGCGCGCCTTTACCTCGCAGTCGAACGGGACATTAAGAATGTCACGCCCAGAGCCTCGACCTACCGCAGCGCCTTCCCACCAGCGCCGTAAGTAATCTGCTACCACGCGTTCAGTACGAAAACCTCGATGCTTACGGCTTTGACTCATTGACTGCGTGACACTTCTTGCAAGACCAGGTTAGTGATTGACCCTCTATCCAGAAGGCTAACTCGTCTCTTGGGCATGGCTCGTTGCATAAGTGACAGATTATCCTAACTTGCAGCGCATTGAGCGCTTCTCGCTGGCGAGCCTTTTCATATAAAACATCATCAGTTGGAAACTTCTCCCATTCACCGTCTTGGTTCATAAACTGTAATCCGCTCATGATCGAGCCTCTTGTGGTTTCCAAGCGCCGTTATTATCTATGACGTACCAGATCGGATCGCACTTATCTATGTCAGCCCACGTTTCCTGACGCTGTGGTGTTAGTGGGCAGCCCATATTCGCCCACGGTTTGCCGTTCTTGTTACCTGTGCGCCATACGCGCTGGCCGTGTTTACATTCTGGGATATCCTTATCAACCTTAGTAGCCCCCAATACATCTTGAACCAAGGCAACTGCTTCCGCAGCCGATGGCGCAGGATTGACAGCCTTTACAGTCCAGGCATCATCCTCGACCGGCATAATTATCTTGTCTGCTAACTTTTCCGTAAATGGCTTTGCGGTTGGCTTATCTGCTACCTGTCCAACTTTTTCCATATCATCTCTAGTTGCAGTCTGTCCGCCCTTGAGCAACGTAATTGCTCTGCCAAGAGCTGATGAAGCAATATCCTCTGCATAGAAGCGACGCATATTTTGGATATATTGATCCCTAACCCCATGAGCAATGTTAGAAGTCGCAGGGAAAGCATCATTAACATCCCGATAAACTTCTGCTTTGCACGTGATGTATCCTTTTTCCACATCGTGATAAGTGATTTCAATGCTTGTCCTTCCCATAGGATAGTTTTCGACGAACCATTTGTTGAGCATTGCTACTGTTTCATAATCATCTAATTTATACATAAAGTTCATTCCCTTCCGTTGCTAGTTGACCAGCGATGGCAAGGTAACTTGCGCTGTCGATCCAGGTATCGATCTGCTGACTATCCTCGATGCTTCTGGCAATCTTGACGAGTGTGAGGATAACTGCCACTTGATAATCCTCAACCGGCATTTCCAGATAGGCGCTGATAAGCCTTGCTGCTCTAGCCATATTGTCAGATGGGTGACCGTAATGCAGTCCCCGTTCTTGGTATAGGTCTGTTGCACTTTGTAGTATTTCACCATGCTTCATACTCTGACCTGATCAAGCTGCTCGTAGTGCTTGCGTACTGCTCTGCGGCCTGTTAGATATCCATCTCTGTGACCTATTTTGTAACCAATAAAAAACATCCCAAGCCAAGATGCCAGGATTATTAACTGTAGTATTGACATTTACTGCCCTTCTGCTGCGCCCTTCGCAGCTTCTTGGCATAAGTGTTGCATAAATATCAGACAGAATTGCGGTCTATTAGATAACGAAACTGTAACGTTTCTGTTTCATCAACCGCATCATCGATTGTCCGACGGATATCGTTATCTAGATCGTCCATACCTGCGGCCATTGACTACGAAAGTGCCATCCTTTTCAAGGTTGATCAGGGTTACTTGGCTGTCCTCAACGATGATAAAGGCTTGTTGCCAGTTCATTGTGCCCTTGGTATAGCCAGCCTTGCGAACATCCATCAAATGCCCGCCTTCTACACCACGCAGGATGCGCCCTATTTTTCCCCCAGAAGCCTCTGTAAAGGCTGATACGCCCGCTCTGTGAGTATGACCGCAGACGACACTTAAACCGTGCCTACGGGCTGCTCCAAGGGCTGTAAGACCCGCATTAGGGTTAATGCCTTGCTCATCACCATGGACTGCTACCCAGCCCTTAGCAAAGGCATAAGGCTTCTTATGGTAAGTGATCCCTAATTCATCGAGTTTGAGGAACTTCTCAAAGCGTAGTTCAGGCAGCGCGAGGAACGCTGGAATCTTTTTCATTATGACGTTGTAAAGCCTATCCGTATGGTTAGAACGGATCATGTGTGCTTCTTTAGCGTGTTCTATTAGCGACCAGAGAACTTCTACCGCTTGGTCTCGATCGTCTCCGAGTGTTTGTTCGTACCAGCCCGGGGAATTCTCACTCCAACGACTAATTTGTGGGAGGTCGATTTCATCTCCCAAAGTAATGATGCTATCTGGGCGGTATGCCTTAATAAAAGATGCAACATTTCTAACTGCTACTTCATCATGGTATGGAACTTGTAGATCGGGAACGATTACAGTTCTTTTCATTATTAGTCCTCGTCGTCATCGTCATAGGGGATGCGGTCGGGTAGGTTAGGCAGCCAGTTCGGAGTTGGCAAGATTGTTGCAGGATACGTTAAAGGCTCTAGCAGCAGACACAATGCAACATCGTCAGCAAAGCCAGCCTTCTTTAGGCTTTTCCAGTACTCGTTTAACCCAATGCAGTAAGTCTCTAGCATTGAGTAATCCTCAAGGTCTATAACTCGTTTGCGCGCCATAGGATTATTGTGACTTATCGCATAGGATTTCGTAGATTTTATCCACGCGTGTCTCTAAACGATTTACTGCATCCTTCATCGATGAACCGCTATTCGGCTTCAATTCCGCTAAATAGTGTTTGATCATAAAGTTGAGCATTGCAGTTACACCACCCAGAACCGTCACGATCGCTACTGCAAGTGCAGCATAATCCTGTGCGCTCATTTTTTAGGCGTGGCATACCCAAAGATACCGGCAACGATTGAACCAAGGATGGCGCGGTAGTCGAGTGCGAAGTTAGAAGTTGTACCCCATACAGCTAAGAATGCGCCGATTGAGATAATTGCTGGGTGCTTCATATTCATTTAGTTGCTCCTAGTAACGGGATTTGAAAGAACGAACCATTTTCGTCACCCTTACGAGTGAAAGATACATGGCAATGATGGTTGTGCGGGTTGCTTCCCGTATATTTTCTCCAGCGCCAGCCCAAGCGAGGCGATGCAATTCTGCCATTGAATATGATGTAGGCAATGCGCTTGTCTGTCTTGGCTGAAAGTCGAATCTGATCAGCAATATCGGGCATGAGGTCTGGCTTGCCGCCCTTATAGACATCTCTATCAATGTCGATTGCTCTAACCACCCCAGTCTTTGGATCAGGGTTGTGATCACTAGGGCGCGATGCATGGCGCAAGTCACCGATCCAGCCATCGGAACGGCGATCGCGATCTGGAAAGGTGTCATCGAACTGTTCACGTACCTGTTGAGCGGCTTTAGATAGCATCGGTTTCAAGCCACTCACCTGTTTCTTCATTCCAAATCCAATATCCTTCTTCTGGTTGTGGTGTTGGTGCTTGCCAGAACGATCCGTTGCGAGTCCACGATGGATAAGGCTGAGGTGTTATGAAGATATCTTCTTCTTCGTTATATAAATATCCAACTCCTGCGTATGTGCCGCGGATGTTTGAATTGTAAGAAGTGCGCTTGCAAACTTGACTTCTAAAATTACCGTACCAAGTCTCAGGATCTAAACCATCTATTAACTCGGTTTCGTCAATTCCAGTAATGACTTCTGTGACGATCGAGTTATCATCTAGGAACGCATAGTGAGCCATTAGATAGTTACCGTTCCTGTTCCCGCTGTAAAGGTATAAACCTTAAAACCAGTAGGCGTTGTCTTTGTGTAAGTTAAACCGCCACTTATTGATGCTAGGTCTAAGAATGTATCTGGATAGCGCAAAATTACAACGCCTGATCCGCCATTTCCTCCAGTTCCTGATTGACGCGATCCTCCGCCGCCGCCGCCAAGATTTGCAGTTCCATTAGTCGCATTACCAGATGCGGCTGCACCACCCCCGCCTGATCCCCCAGCGCCTTGAGTTGTTGAGGATGATCCTCCACCACCTCCAGCATAAGTTACAGATGATCCGCTGATTGTTGTTGCAACACCATCTCCACCTTTACCGCCAACTGATCCTGCAGCGTTTGCGCCAACTTGACCCGCGCCGCCGCCGCCGCCAACGGAAGTTGTTGTGCCATCGCCAGTTCCACCGTTGTAACCTTGATTGGCAGTAC